CAGGATGAGCGTAACTAATCAAATGAATCGTTATAAATTATTCGGGGGTTTATGATGGAATTGAAGAGAACAGCATTCCCAGATTTAGGCCAGAATGAAACAAACGAAAGCAAAACAAAGAAGCCCAGGCGAGGAGGATTCAAGAAGGGAGAATACAAGCTCATCCACCGAAGTGATGGGTGGAAGGAAAACACCGAAGAATGCTTTTATAATTGGCTTACCGATATCAAGCCCCGTATCCTTACCAGATCAGGGAAGTGGGAGATCTTCGAGCCCACCGATAAGCAGAGGGAAGTTATCCATGGGGTCTTTGAGCAGGCCAATGGAAAGCTCAAGCACTCCTTGGCCCTCTCCATCCAGCCCCGTAGACACGGCAAGTCAACGGTCTTTGCCCTCATCCTTCTGTTCTTCTTTACGGCCCGTAGGAATCAGAATCTTGCCCTCCTGGGAAACAATGACGAGCATTCCAATAGGGTCCAGCTCCGGCTCCTAAAGAATATTATCAAGAACACCTATGAGCTAAGGCTTAGAATCGATCCCGATGAATGCTTTTACAATGATCACATCCGAAAGGACTCATGGAACAACTATATATTTAAGGCATCGACCACAACAGCGGGAGCCTTCGGAGATAGGATAAATATACTCTGGGTATCAGATCTCCATGCAACCCCTGATATCGAGCCGTTTAATGCCCTTCAAGCCTCCTTGCTCGATTCAGAGGACTCCCTGATCCTGATAGACTCCAATGCAGATGTAAACGGAGGCCCTGTCCATGAAATCCAGAAGGCGGCAGAGAGTGATTCATCCATCTGGGTCAATCACATCGAATACAGGGACTTCGATGAATTCACAGAAAAGGCCCCTGCCTGGATAGACCGTTCAAAGGCCCGCCGCATACAAAAGACTGCACTCCAGGCAGACTTCGACCGGGATATCCTCGGCAAACGTTCATCACTAGTCAATCGTTTGTTCCCTGAAGAAGTAATCCGAAAATGCCAGGACAGCTACAAGATTCCGGTGATAGACGTTCAATCCCTGGTCCATGGTCGCCCCTACAGTGTGGGCGGCGGTTTAGACCGAGCAAAGAACCTTCTGGCAGGAATCACCGGCGACCACACTGTATGGACAACGATTCTGAAGGTGGCAAACCTTTCCGGCGAGCCTGAGTTCTACATCCTCAACCAAGTGAAATTCCCCCTTAACACAAGCAAAGCAATCAAAGCTGTGGTGAAGGAAGATCATGACAGGTACGGATTCACCAATGTCTGTTTGGAGAATTACGAAGTGACCGACCTCAGACCGTGGTTTGCTGACCAGGGAATTGAATGTGAGTTAATCACGGCAACCGACACCGTCCAGAATGCCTCGTTTCCCGAAATGAACCGAGTAGCACGAGAGGGCAGGCTCCATATCCCTGCCAATTGTCAGGACCTTGTTTCTGAGCTTTCCACTTTCGTTTACAGCCAGCGGAAGATGAGCAACGGGTCGTATAGCTTCGGTCATGTTTCATCGAAGTTTCACGATGATTTTGTCTATTCCACCGCTTGGGCTATCTATAGCCTACGGAACGAAATCCTTTCAGCCTTCAACCTGAACCACATCGATTGCACCCTCCCTAACGCTGCTAGACGAAGTGCCTGCTTCATGATGGGGGGAAACCTGGTCTTGCACTGTTCGGAGCAATGCTCGGCGTTTCACGACGTGAAAACCATGTTCCAGGAGTTCAAAGCTTTCCATGCCCTGGATTCAGAATTAACGATTGTGGAGTTTTATAAGGCATATGTGAAAGCAGATGGCCTTATCCAGTACAACTCATTATAGGAGGATAACGTGTACGAGAATCCCAAGAATCATAAGCAGGCTATATCCCAGGAAACAAGCAACCATCAGACCGAGTACCGATGCATGGCTTGTGGTCGGCTCCTGGGCCGGGGAAGGATTCAGGCCGGGGCGCTAATCATCAGGTGCGGAAAGTGCCATACAATGGTTTCCATCAATGTGAAGGGGGCTACATTGGCTACATTGTGATTCCTTATTTCATTACTGATCTTACTCCATCTTCAATGCCTTGTTGGGTTATCGCTTGATCACGACATTCTACAGGGATAACAACATCATCAGATGGGTCAATCCTTGCACCCTGCAGGCCCATAGCACTGACCCGACCATACTGATATCCAATGCTGTAACAGTCTGATGATGACATACTACTTCCAGATGAACTACTCCCAGAATGACTTGAGCACATCTTGGCTGCGCACATTTTCAGAGAGAAGAAAATAACGAGAACAACTATAACTGCAATGAATTGCACTCCAATGGGTTGATTTTCCAATTTATTTGGATCGGCAGGCATATATCCCCCTCTTGCTGAAAAGATTCATAATAAAACTACTTTATAATTCAATTGTATAAACCTGGAAATGCTTTGGGTCAAGCCTAGGAAGGTATATGTGGTTTATTCCTCAATCATCTCTGCCATGACACTCATTTCTGAAAAAATCTCATTGAATATTTGGGGCTCAATCTGTTTGGCTGCTCTAACTTTACCCATAGCCTTTTTAATGGTCATTGAATCAAAAACACCATCAACCTTTTTTAAATTTCGGATGCTATCTATGATATCTTTCCTCTTACTATTTGGGACTCTAAGCTGATTATCAGAAGATATTATGCATCCCGTTATTTCTTTTTGAGATGAGGGGTAATATCTCTTTGTTTTCTTTTCTTTGATTGAGTGGCCATATTCCCTGACTATTGATGAGATTTCTGTATCCATTTTTTTCTTAGTCTGATGTATTGAGGAGAGGGTCATATCATCTACATAAAGGCTGAAGCGAATTTTATTCTGGTTCGCATATGATTCTATTTTGTCAAACATATCCTGGTATGCCCAATATGCCAATAACTGGCTGCAAGGTGAACCATGAGGGAGAGATCCTTTATGTGTTGTCAGGTCAGTAAGCAACCATGATGTATCTTCAGACATTTTCAGCTTGAATCGGAAGAACCTATATACTGCTTCTCTTGAGCATGTGGGATAGAAATCCCTTAAGTCGTAAGTTACGACAAATCTACAGGGGATATGATACCTTGCGTTATCTATATAGCATACCCCTTTTTTCCCAGAAAAAAGATACTCAGGTGTCGATATCCTCGAAAGGAATTTCAGTAAATTGGCTTGTATATTCTTTAAGATTTTCTTGGGATCTGCAATATCTCGCTTCTTGCCTTTTTTGGTTAATTGCAACTCAACATAATTATTTTTTGATTCCAATAATTTGTTAATATCATCCTTATTCGTTCTCAGCAGTTCATATAACTTCTTTTTGCTTTGTAAGCCATGTAACGGGCTTTTTTCGAGAGGATATGTCCTATGCTCAGGCATTCTCAATGGACTCTAAGAATCTAATTAGCGTTGTTCGCAAAGTTTTTTTGATCTTAGAGTCTGGAATCACCTTATGTGCCCCGTTATTGTCTAATTCTTCTGAAAAGAATAATATGGCTGAAAGTTTGATATCAAAATATTTGGAATATTTATAAAGTAGCTCTAAGGGGGGATGCTTTTTCCCTGATTCAATCTCTGATAGATAACTCGGAGAGATGTCCAACCTTTCGGCTAGATCATAAGCCTTCATATCATTAAAGACACGAATGATCCTGAGCGTCTTCCCAATCATTGTTGTCCCCATTTCATTCAATTTTTTAATGTAGGATCAGAAAGTTAGTTCAGGATTTTGTTTAATAAGTGCGCGAGGTCCATAATGAATCGGAGTATCAATTTTCTATGCATCCATAAAAAATGTAACGTCCTCTTCCAGATGGAACTCTGCGAACCCTGAACATGTGGCAAAGGTGAAACTTTTTTTGAGCTCATAGCTCCTCTCCTTTCCCTTTGGGCCACCTATCGGTGGTACTCCAAAAGTCACCCTTGAAAGGAGTAGGTCCATTACCACACTGTCCTTCCTGATCCATTTACTGCTCAGTGGCGAGTCACCCTCGCCACTGAGCCTGAGCACGCCGCGCATCGATCACGAATCGCCTATCAGGATGCGTGCCCCCACACAGTGAGTTGTTAAACTCTCAAGTGCCGCCATGCGGCACTCCCTAAAACCGTGGGTGAACCTTTCTGTTTCACTAAAAGAACGGTACAATAACTTTAATAAGTTGTCAAGTTATATTCGCTATTAGCGAATTAATTTCCTTGTCATAGATGCAATATATTGATTTTACGTGCTTTCGATTTAATATAACTGATATAGGACATTATATGTCGAACAGAGCCCCTGGAGGCCGTAACAAGCCCCCAGGGGCTTTCCATTTTAGGAGAAAGTGGATGCTTTTCAATTCGATGGTGTCTAGTGTGATGGCAAAGATCATGGGCTCGGGAAGCCTTGACCCGGAGCAGGCCCGAAAAGCTGAAGCCCTTAAACGCCTGCAGTACTACCACGATGAACAGCTTATGTACTTGGAGGCCCAAATCTCCAAGATTTTCAGTGACCCTTCCAAGATCACCACGCCTGTATTCATCAATGTTACCAAGAAAATAATTAACAACCTGTCCCGTGTCTACATTGGCCCCGCCAAGAGGGAGCTTGTGAACGGGACTCAAACGGACTCAGACATTTACCAAACCATCCTCCAGGATTCATCCCTCCCCAGGAAGCTGAAGCTGGCATCCCGGTACACCAAGCTCCTCAAGACCATCCTCATCCGTCCTGTATGGCGTAATGGGGAGATGGATATCGATATCCTGACTCCTGATATCCTCGATGTTGAGCATGGTGATACCCCGGAAGATTTGTTATCCATCACCGTCACCCATTATGCCGATTCAGGAAAGCCCGAGGACACGACTTTCACTCGCTGGACACCCGAGCAGATTGAGACATTGAACTACAGAAAACAGGTGACAGCCTCAGAGCCCAATCCCTACGGCATTCTGCCCTTCATACCCTGCTGGGACAGAACGCCTACGGGCTCTTTCTGGCTTGAGGGGGGTGACGATCTTATCTCCGGGCAGGATGCGATAAATGAGCGTTTAACCGATCTGTGCTATGTGCTGAGGCTCCAAGGCTTCGGGGTACCGTACATAAAGGGGCTTGAATCCAAGGGGGGTCAGTTACGAACAAGGGAAATCTTCCTCGGTCCCGGTAAGGCCCAAGCACTTCCCGCTGATGGGGAACTCGGGTTCGCCAGCACAAATGCCCCTATCTCTGAGATCATCGAGTCCATCCGGTTCCTGATAGGTTCGCTTGCAATCAGCCATGGTTTGAGCGCCCACATCCTAGTAGATGAACCTTCCCAGGAAAGCGGGGTATCAAAGATGGTGTCCTCACAGGAACTCGATGAAATCCGTGCGGACGATATCGAACTTTTCAGAGATTACGAGCATTCCCTGTTCGATATTATGAGAGTGGTTTGGAACACTCATAATCCAGCCCGCAAGATCTCCGACAAGGCCCAACTCAAGGTGGACTTCTTCGATCCAGCTCCCCAGGTATCCCCAGAAGTGCAGGCAGCAGCCTGGAACACCCTCCTCGACATGGGGGTGATCAGTGCAGTGGATGTAGTCATGGAGAGGAATCCAGATATCAAGACCAGGGAGGATGCATTGGCCTTCCTTATCCAGATTCAGCAGGAACAGCAAACACTCAATGAACGGATTATATAGACCCTAAAAACACTCAATATAAGGAGTTGTGTTATGGAACAAGTCGTCAACGCAGACGGTAAAGGCGAAGAAGGAAAAGAAAAGGCCCATGCGGATAACGCCTCCGATAAAGGCGGTAAGATGATCCCCAAGGAGCGGTTCGATCAGATTAACGCTCAGAAAAAAGAGGCCATCGAGGCCCTTGATTCTGTTGTGAAAGAAATGGTCGAGGACATCCCCGAAGAAATGCGGGACTTGGTGCCGGATTTACCTCCTGCACAGAAGATCACATGGATTCGGAACGCCCAGAAGAAAGGCGTTTTCGGAGGGGGCCAGAAAGAAAGTGGGCCGGATTCAAAACGTCCGAGCGGAAAACAGGCCGTGGATTTGAGCGGGCTCTCCCCTGTGGAACTCAGGCGTATGGGGTACAAGCAGTAAAACAAAAAACTCTGCCTTACAATTCAGAGGCCATACAGAGCCCTTTTGTTAGGCAATAACAGGAGGACTCAAAGATGTTAACGTTAGTAGAACAAGCGAAATTGGTTCAAGATCCCCTTCAGAGGGGCGTAATCGAAGAATTCCCCAGGAATAGTGCTGTGCTTCAGTACCTTCCTTTCATGACAGTAAGCAGTGACTCGTACAAGTACAACCGAGAAGCGTCCCTGCCGGGTATCGGTTTCAGGGGCATCAACGAGAGCTATGACGAATCCACAGGTGTTCTTAACCCCGTTGTGGAGAGCTTGGCAATTTTTGGTGGGTTCAGTGA